GCATAACCAAGACCAGGTGTAGAACCGAGAGATACGATTAATCCACCTCTTGGAACCTGATTCTGGTTAATATCAGATTCAGATACAATGAATTGACCGTTTTCAGATGTAATTCCTGTAAACTGAACTGTTGATATACCAGCAGTAGTATCTGTTATGAATTCATAATTATGACCTTCATTGTTTGTTGTTAATGGTGTTTGGAATATACCATTTATAAAGAGAACACCGTTACCAACTCCAATACCTGATGATGTATTAGCACCACCAACAGTTAAACTATAGGTCTTACCTATGCCAGTAAAGTCATCTGATATATCATCAAATAACATATTAGTTGTATAATTACTTCTTAGGAAAGTTCTTCCACTAAAATCTGCTTTTACAAATGGTAAGTTAGTATTCGTCCTTCTTGATCTTGTATTTCCTTTTGGTGGTTCAATAAAGTAGATTGAACTATCAACAATATTAAATGAACCTCTATGCACTCTTACATTATCGTTCGCTGTATGTGACGATGCATCTATACCTAGAACTCCTCTTTCTACTTTAACAACAGGTAAAGTTGCGATTCCAGCAGCTACATCATCTGCATCATTAATTATGCCTGTTGGTAGACTTGAGAAACCAACTTGCTCAATCTTCATATATTCATTATTAATTTTTAATACGTCACTTGGTTGTATAGATCCAATTCCACTTATAACAAACTGTGTTGCAGTAGTGTTTATTGAAGAATCTAGTGTATGTGCAATAGATGTAAATGTGATTGGTTGTTGTATAACTCCATCAAGACCAATAAGTGTCTTGGTAAGTTGTTTGGTCATTGTAAACTTATGAGCATTACCTGTGCCAATTCCTGTAAATGTAATCGCTGTACCTGCATTTACATATTCTGGTCGTGAGAATAACTGGAATTGATTCTCATCAATAACTTTAGCAAAAACTGTAGATGGTAATATTGTGGTTTCAATACCAGCAGTATTAGTTGTAGAACCAATTGATAACGCTGTCGCTGCAATTCCTACAAATGTAGAATCAGGTTTATAGGTAAGTTCTTCATTCGTGTTAAAGAAATGATTTGGTATGGTAAATATACCAGTTGATGTACTTAATATACCTGAATTGGGATTAAATGTTTTTTGATAGATTGGTGTTCCATCAAATTTAAGATCAAATTTAGTTTTATTTGCTCTTCCTCCTTCTATACCGTCATAAGTAGATAAGAATACCTCTTGTGAGACAGTTCCATAAGATAATTTTGGAGGTGTATTATCAAAATCACTAGTAGTATAGAATATTTGATTATATGATTGTACTTCTATAAGAGATGCAAACTCTGAATCTGGATAAAAACGTAAATTTATATCATTACCAGATATTTCTCCACCAAATGTACCTATACCAGAGGTTGATCCAATCGATATAAATGGATATTGAACAGTTAAAATATCATCTACATCACGAATTGACACTATCTGATGCACTGCTGATGTATCACCGCAAGATACTCTTACTAATGATTTAACTGAACTATCAATATTTTTATTTAAAGTAGTGTAAGTTATTACACTTGAGGTTCCTGTTGCATATCCAGATTCAAGTCTAACACTTCTTTCCGCACCTGGTGGTTGATCCGCTACTGCAAAACGATGTGTGCCAATACCTGTAGTGGTTGTACCTAATCCAACAATATTTGCCCTTGCTTCTAATATACTGCCCACATTATTTTCAACTTGCAACTTTATCAAATCATTTTCAAATTTTGCAGTTATGATTCCCACCGCACTAATGCTATTCGATAATTTTTTATCAACATAAATTTGTGATAATGATGTATTAGTCCCATCAAAATCTAATATTACTTCGTTATAATTTACATCTTTTGTTATGGAATTTTCAACGTATATGTTTGCATATAGTGCTTTAAAATCAGTCTTTGAAAATTCTGCGATTGATGTAGTGGCACCTGTTGTAATACCAACATTAGAACCTGTTAGTCTAACACTTCCAATAGAATTAGTGTTTATACCAACCAAATCCGTATTAAAGTCTATTTTTAAGATTTTTATATCATGGTCTTTGGTGAACTTTTCTGTTGGCTCAAATAAAAGATTTTTGTCACCTGCAGTTGTAATTTCAGTTTTTAGATCGCCTAACTTTAATGTGGTAAAATCAGTTGATTTTTCAAATAAAATCACATCGTCTTCATCTGTCAAAACTACCACTTCACTAAACTGTGTATCAGCAGTATCGGGATCTATAACTTGTATTAGGTAATTACCAAAATCAGCATTAAGAGTCTCTAACACAGTATCATTTGCAGAAAAACCTGCACTTGAGAATTTGTCACTAAAATCATCATGTATCAAAACTCTATTAGAAATACATCTTGAGAAATCAGTTAGAACTTTAGTTGTAAACTGTAAATTTTTAGATTTATTATTTAATGTATCAAAATCCTTAACATAATCAAAATTGTTAATTGCATCAACTCTAGTGTTTTCATTTATGACATCAAGTATTATTGTTGATACAGATGTAGAACCAGTTCCTATAGTTGCTTTTACTGAATTTTCCACAGATGTATCAGCAAAATTCTTTAATCCAGCAGGATGTACTATTCGATTTACTGGACTTACAAATTTATCCCAAACAATTGGGCTCTTAACAGAATAAGATAGATTTTGATAATAATCATTATCTGGTATTACCTGATAATCTTCACTTAATTTTCCTGTATCATCCAACCACCCATACTCTTGTCTATTAGAAAACTCAATATTAAATCTTGCTTTATTATCAATAATTGAAGTAATTTCTGCAGATACACCACTTAATGTGCCTGTTATCCGATCACCTTTTTTAATCTTATACAATCCATCTATTTTAACGTAATCATCTCTTATTTCGACTATTGATAAATCTGTTTTAGTATTTGCTACTGTTAAATTTTCATTTAACTCAAAAACTCCTCTCTTTTGGATAGGTGTAATATCTGGATAATTTTTCTTATTAACTAAAGTTGCGTAACCTGACTGGTATGTTTTTCCAATACCAGGATTTGTTGTTACACCTGCTAAACTGAATACTAATTCTGATGGTGTACCAGCAATGTAATTTTCTACATTAAAGAATTGATAATTATGATCTTCTGAATTAAAACCATCTCCAGTAACAGTTGTGTTAGTGGTAATACCTCCCTGTGTGGCACCTATACCTGCCTCTCCAATGCGTAATAAACCCTCAACAAATACTTTATCACCTATTGCAAAAGGTTCATCTACAAACCCATTAGTCGGTGTTTCAATAAAGCATGTTATGATACCAGCGTGTGGATATGATGATTGGATTATAGAATTAATTCCAACACCGTTTGAGTTATTTAAAGCAACAACTCTGTGATTAATTGAATCAAGTCCATTGATTGGTGCAATAACTTGAACATTGGATATTGTTTGATTCGGAACAAAGGCTTGTAACGAAGAATCATCAACAACAGTATTTGTCACATCATTAAATACTAATAAATTTGGAGCACTAGAATAGTTGCTACCACCGCTTATGATTTCTACCTCACTTACAGCATCTAAATTATCAATTCCAACAACAGGTGCAATAAATGCCTCTGGACTTAAAGTTTTATCTGATGAATATTCATAACCAATATCAACTATTCTAACCTTTTTGATCTTACCTACAGTATTAGATTCTACTTTAATATTTGCACCAGTTCCATTTGTGCTTGTGACTTTATTAAATATTGGTAATTTTTTATAACTGTAACCAGAAGATAAAATCTTAAATTCTTTTATCGTTCCTTCAATTTTTTTTGATTTGGTAGAGTATTCAAGTTTTTCACAATCAGTATCATCATATCTTAAAAACTCTGGAATTTTGGGTGATATATTAAATGTATCAGATGTAACTCCAGAAATTTTGTATTCACCATTGTAAATACTATCAATGAACAATATTTCTGAATAATTTTGTACATCAGTATCAGCTGTGCTTATAAATCCACCTTTTGATAATCCGTAATATAATCTATCTGGTGTTGAAATGGAATATGCTATGCTTAACGCTGCACCAACATTACCTGCAGTCCCTACTCCAGTAACATTAAAATTAGCTGTATCTTGTGAACTTAAATATTCGTTTGTAAGTTCTTTATCATAAAATAATTTAAAGTCAAAATCCGCTAAAGTTGTACTTGATAATCCAAAAGTAAGTTGCTGATTTTTTACAACTGTGATTTTTGGATTTATTGGAGCGATTGATTGATTTGCACCACCTGTATTTGCTGTAATTGCAACAGTTTGTACTGGAATTTGTGAAACATCTTTAAGAGTCTCACCTAATTCTATGCGTCTATTACTAACTTTGTATACGTAATACAATCCTGTAGATAAACCTGTCGCTGCACCATCATATAATACTTTATCACCTGTGACAAAACCATGTTCTTCTAAATCTAAACGATTAGTTTCGACATCTGCAGCATCAAATGTTATTGGATTTATAATTAATTTCTCAAATTCAGAATTATATCTTACCGAAATAGGAGTTGTAGTTCCGATACCTACTGCTAAATTAGGAACTACATTCATTTTCACAACATCATTGTTTTGTAAATTATGAGTTGTAGTATCTGCTGCTCCTATTTTAGTTGTTACTGTACTAACAACTTTATCAACATCACCAAGAACTTGTGTATGTAATGATGTTAGATTATATAATCCCGATCCTATTCCCGAAACTCCGTTTCCTAAGAAATGTAAACCATCACTTGTATTCGCCACACCTGCTCTTGTTGTAACTAATCCTATATAATTTTCATCTTTTTTAATAACAAATACATTAGTTGATGTTTGTCCAGTAAATGGTAATTCAAATGAACCTGTTGAACTATTATTAGGTGAAACGTCAAATTCAGCATTAGATACATCAGGTCTTGTTAATGTAACTTCCTGACCTGTTCTAAATGGATGATTAGGTAAATAAATTGTTCTCTCTGGTATTGCTACCTGTGAGACCGTCTCGCCAATAAAATAATTAGTTGAATATCCAACTTTATCAGTTCCTACACCTACAGATTGAACTCCATTAAAATAAACTATATCATTTACCTTTGAATCAAATTTATCTACTTTAACTGGAAGAGTAAATCTGTTGTTCAATATATCTACATGAGAACCAAAAGTATGTGCAGATCCTACATTTCTGTATACTCTTATAACTTTATTGGTATTAAAAACGTTCAATACTTTTAATATTTCTGTTGTATTACCTACACCGATTCTTATAGATCCACCAATTGAAACTGTGCTTGGAATTTTGTTGACAAATATATCTTGAACAACGCCACTAGCATCACCAGTTGTCATTGCTTTTCCTAATAAAACGGTATCTGTGCTTATGCCTATCTTAAATGAATCTATTAATGCTGGTATTGAAGTGCTTAATCCTGATATAAAAACTGAATCTTGATTATTGAGTTCAATAAATGGTAGAATATTTACCTGAACTTCACCATAATAATTCCATGTAAATATAGCATTATTAAAACGTGTTAAATTTGTTTCAATATTTGATATACCAATACCTACTATTTCAGAAACTTCAGCACTAAATCCTGAACCTTCAGTATTATCATTATTAAATGATGTTATATCACCAACTTTATATCCTTGACCACCATCTAAAATTTTTATATTGTCAACACCACCCTTGTTAACTGTCTCAATAGTAGAAATTTGTCTGATAAATTCATTAGATTCCTCAATAAAGTCATTATCTGCAAATTCTTCACCTACATTATAAGGTTTAGTATTTCTTATCAAATTAGATTCATTAAAATCAAAATCATGATCTAATATAAGATTATCATTTATTAAAGGTGATCTGAAGGTTTTTCCTATAAAATATGGATATTGTCCTTCTAGTTTATTGGTAAAAGTACTCAAACCCACTGTTGCAAAATAAGCGTAGATACCATTAGGAAATTCAGGTGTTTTACTAAATCTACCATTATGAATATCTAAATCACCACTACCATCAAAGGTATAATCGTCAATAAAAAATCCATCGTCAAATCCAGTTGGGCGATTTACAACTTTTGTAACATCCTTTTTATATGAAGAAGTTAATATTTTAAGATTAGAATTTATATTATCTGGATCGGAATAACCGAAAGGTCCATAAATTGGATTTCCATCATATGCCCAACCAATTATAGGTGAGTGTTTTGTTAGTTTATCAAACTCACCATTCGTTTTTTTATCAAAGGTGTTCTCAAGTTCATCTGCTGTAGATTGTGAATATCCTCCTACTGCAAAAGTTAAAGAGTTCTCTCTTGGAGTTATAGTTTCATCACCAAATCTATTTGTGTTATTGACTGTTAAACTTCTGACCCTTGCACCAAATAATCCCCTCTTACCACTTACTTTTGTGCGTATTTCGGTAGTTAAACTATCATATCCTATACCACCATTAATTACTATTGCACTTGTTATTGATCCATTTGTAATGACAGGTCTTATAATCGCTCCTGTACCAGTTCCAGTGGAGATAACTTCAATATCTGGTATGGAATTATATTGAGACCCTTGATTAGTAACTATTACATCTTCAATTTTACCATTGCTTATAACTGCTCTCAATTCAGAGTCTTTACCACTTTGTATGGATATATCTGGTTTTACTTGATGATTAAGAATTCTAGAACCATAATGTGTGCCTTCCTCATACAAATAAGCACCAGTAAATGAACCTCTTACTATTGGAGTAAAATTAATTGTTCCAGTTACTGTAGATCCATATGAAACTTCTACATTAACTTTTATTTCGGGATATGTAAATGTTTGGTATCCTGTTCCAGTAGATCCCAAACCTACAAATTTACCCCTATTAAAGTTAGAAGTTATTGTCGCACCTATTCCAGCATCTGATAATTTAAATATATCGTCATTTATCTTAAAGATATAATATGATGAAGTTGTTGTTAGACCTTGTATTGCTTTTGGAGTTGTTGATCCAAGTCCCACTGTGGGAGAATATTTTACTATATCTCCATGAGAGAATCCATGATTAACATAATTTATAGTATCAAATGATGTAGATATACCTGCTGGATCAACCCTTAATTTGCGATGTTGATATCCTGAACCACCATTTAGTACTCTAACGTTGAGAAGAGTATTTTTTGTTTCTGTTCTAAACTTATGAATACCACTAGCTGCTGTATCAGTTGCTAATCCTACTGTATTAATACCAGCGATACCTGATAAAGCATCGGATTTATTATTAAATATTCTAACAGTTGTAGGATTAACAATTCTAACAAAATAGGGATCTCCATCAGACAAAGTGCCTGTAATAGTATTAAATTTGTCAGTACCAATACCAAGAGATGGGTTTCCCTCATTTCTATAGAATACTTTTTGACCATTTTCAAGATTATGCTCCGTCTTGAATGTAATAGTTTCATCGTTTATATCAATACCACCATTAAAAAATACATCTCTACTATCAAATGATATCTCCCTAAATCTAGGACCTAAAACTGGTTCTAAAACACATCCACTACCATTACCACCAGTTAGTGAAATATTTGTCACTGATTCTATATCAAAATCTTGTGGATCTACAAATACTTTCTCAACACTACCTAAAATTATTGGTTCTACTAATGCTGTCACACCAGAACTTGCCTCTACATTTATGATAGGGGGATTAATAATATCATAGTTTTCGCCACCATTTAATAACTCTACATCTTCTAGAGAACCAAAGAATATATTGTCATCAGACACTGGAGAGTGTATTTGTACACCATTAATTAAAATACCAATGTCATTTACAGTTTTATCTTGATTGGATGATACAAATAAATTCTGTGATAGAGGTATTTTTCTTAAAATCTTATCAGCATCAAGATTTCGATTAGCATGCCTTTGTAAAATAAATTCATGATTACCAGTGGTTAAAGAACCAAGACCAACTTGTACTGTGCTTGCAGATCCAATCTGACTTCTTGAATTGTATAATGCAATTTTTGTTATTTGTGATCCTACAGGTTCTGGTTGTGGATCAACATAATATACTCTCCCAGATGTTAATCCTACGATTTCTTCAACATCAGGTTTATATACGATTTCATCACCTTGTGTAAGTTTTATACTTTTATTTGCAGGTAGAACAAACTGAATAAAACTAAACAAATTATTCAATGGGTTTTGCCCATCAAAGTTTGCTGTATTCGCTGCTCCTGTAATACTTTCTTTTGTAGTTTCTAACCCTATGTCATAACTTGGTAGAGAGTTAGATGCAACATATCCATCAACACTCGAATCAGTGTAAACATTAAGTACATCAGATATTAAAGTTTCATTTCCTCCGTTTATAGGGATTGATGAACTAGTTGCTCTCTCTATAACCCTACGAATATCATATGTTTCGATTGATTGATAAGGGGTTGATAAGTTTAGAGATGTAGCACTAATCTGTTTTAGATTCATATCAATACTATCAACCACAAACTCACCAATAACCACTTGTTCGTTTCTTTTTAATATCTCAAATAAATCACCCTTCTTCAATGATGACTTATCAATCGGTGTTTTTAGTACAAATGTTGCGGTTCCTGTCCATTCAACTTGAAATCTTGAACTTGTATTGTATTTCCATGAATTAGCAAAAATTTCTTTATAACTTAAGTTATTATTGTCTATCTTTTCACCAACATTTTTTACAAATATATTCTCACCTTCATTAACCAAATTAATATCTGATATAGGAACTAATTCAGATAATACACCAGTTATTCTTAAATCAACTCTCTTCGATAAGTCACCATTTTCATATCCAAAGATAGTTTCATTTGCTCTTATATCATCTGCAGTATTAATAACAACATTAATTCCCGTACATCCAAAAAATTGATTTATTGATTTTGATGTATAATCAATTGTATTGTTTCCACTTATAATAGTACCAGTCTTTCCAAATCCTACTGTTGAGTCAACAGAAATGACACTTGCATTTATTTGTGATTCACTGAGTGCTTTTGTCTTGCCAGGTATTGTAAATATTCCCTGAATTAAATCTCTATCATTGTAACCGACGAATAATGATAATTTGTAATATGTTTTTCCATCTCTTGAAAATACCTCTACTTCAGAAATGGATGCACTAGTATTTAAGTCGTTAGATTTAAATATTGTTTGACCTACTAAATTTTGTGGTTCTCCAGTTGATAAGTTATCTGCAACTATTACTTCTCTACGAATAAACTCTGAACTTGATGGTTTGATGAGATTATTTTCTAAATCTAATATTTTTGCATCAACCCCATATAAAACCTTAAAGAGAACTCTTATTGATTCTTCAATACCTTTTGATTGATAAAAAGAACGAGCAAACTTAACAAAGTTGCCTACATCTAAATTTTCAGTAAAATCATTATCTTCAAGACCAGGTAAGAATGTTTTTTTCATCTTCCTGTAAAATTCTTGTATGAATAGCACTGAAAGATTAGTTACAGAAGCACCAGACTCATGTGATGATGCAGTGGTGTCTTCAAATTTAAGTGCTTCTTTATTAACATCAAGAAGGGATGATGATACACCTACACTATAACCTGTAATGCCACTGAAACCACGTAAACAACCAGTAAATGAGGTTGACGTAATACCAGTATATGATATAATCTCATCATCAATTTTTAATAATCCGTATTCACTAGGAAATCCTTTTGTGCTAGGAACATAAATGGTTTCAGCATTAATATCAGTAATGCCTATCGTTGTTGTAAGTCCTACTACAACTTCAGGCACCAAGTTATCAACTTTAATATACTGATCTAAATTATTAATTAAATCACTTGGTCCACCCTGAAATTCTTGAGAGATATAATATTGTTTAAAAAATTCTGTTGCTTTTGGAAAATCAGCGAGTATAAACTCAGGTAATTGATTTTCAATAATCGTATTGACCTTTATTCTTTTGTCAAATTGTGACATAAATTATTTCCTCTCTAAAACTCCATTCGAGTAACTTGAGGTAAAGTAATCTCTCGTGAATACAACACCTGAAACATCTTCTCCTGATGCAATTACGTCCTTCACCATATTTATGGAGGTATTAGAAGTGTTAAAACTGACAAACAAATCTTTTAATCCAATTACATCATTTGATTCTGGATATGCTTGAATTTCAATAATATTATTATCTGCTGTGGTTGATTCAAAGTTAAGCGTGTTTAATATTATTTCACCTTTCTTGTAATCAATACCACCAGCATCTTTTATTAATACAATTTGCTGATTTTTATTATTTCTTGCAACAACACTTATTTTACCCTTCATGCTACCATCTAAATTACCTGCTGCATCTTTATTTGGCACATCTGTCAAATATGATATTTGACTTGATCCAGTTAAGGTAAATCCAGTGCTCTTAATATTATATCCTGCAGGATTTATATAAAATTGATTACCAAAACATAGTTCATATTGTGCAAACTGATTTAATAATGCTTTTAAGTCTCTTCTGATAATAACTTTAGTGATATTAGATGTAATACCATCGTCTATACGGTCAATTAGTTGACCGATTTTACTATATTTAAATCTACCACCAAATTTGTTCATCTCAACATTTTCAGCGTATAACTTCAATGCTGAAAATATAGATGACCTTAAATTTTCTGTTGATGCAACCTGTGCTGGATTATAGTATACTGTTGAATCAAGTTCTACATATAGTATTTTTAAGTCAACGATTTCTGAATTAATACCAGCAATAGCGTAACTCTTTAATTTATTTTTAATTTGAGATTTATCAAAATCAGATACATATGTACCATTTTTTGGTTTAATACTGATCTGCACTTTACCAAACTGTGGTGGATCTAATTCTTCACCTCCAATCACAGCAACGGATTCAGTTTGAGGGAAAATTCGAGAAATAATTGCTTCATAATCTCTAGGTGTAACTGCCCTATACTGTGCTGAATAAAGTCTTGGAGCAAAATACTTAATAGAAGACACATCTTCAACTGCAGCACCATTAGAAGCGTTACTGGTGGTAGTTATGCTAACATTATCAGTTGGAACAAAGAAAGTTCCATCATCTTTTAAGAATGTTCCTTGGAAACTAAAATTAGAAGGACCATTTCCCTCTTTTCCGTCCGTTACAATATAAGTTGCTGTAATTGTTTGACCATTTTTTAATTTTTTACCAAATAATCCATCACCAAATAAAATTTCATATTTTTCATCTTGAACTTCTTGTGTAAGATATATTTCAGAGGTTTTATCTAATCCAAGTATATTATCTACTTTAGTATAAAAACGACCTACACTTGTTTCATCAACAAGTGAGACAAATACTCTTAAAGTTGAGCTATCAATATTGGGAGAATCAATAATATATCTTTCATCTATACTTGTATCTACAAGATATGATCTGGATAAGTAAGTTCCTTCATAAATTGTGATATCATCATCAAATTGAGCAAAAGAAGTGCCACCTACATTTCTTACTCTTGAAGAAGTAATTTCATCGGGTATTGAAAATCTAAAAGTTGTGTTATCACTATTTCCTACGCAAATAAGACCTGGTCTTAATTTAATAAAAGATGGAGTGCTATCATTTGTTACACCAAGATTTACATCATTTAGTTTAATTTTCGCAGTAGCAGCAGTTTTAGAACGAGGTACGTATCCAATATTACGAGCGAGTGAAACAACATTTTCACGAACTGTTGCCGAATCTAAATATGACTCATTTGCAACTAAATTAGCATTAAATGCATTAATATAGGTATTATAAGCAAGTGTGTCGATTAAAACAGAGAAATTAGAACCCTCAAAATCAAAATCAGTGAAATTAGAGTTTGATCTTAAAAAATCTTTGATCTGTACTTTGATTTCATCAAAGTCTAAGTTTGTAAATTGAAAAGCGGGCATATTATCTTGTTGGTTCTAAAATAAAGGTAAAATCTTGAGGTGGAATCTCTAATCCATTAATAGTAAAGATGACTTTTATATCAAGTGCATTACGATCTGGAAGTCCATCGACCTCAATTCCAATGTCATCTACTCTTGGTTCGTATCTTCTAATTGTAGACCTTATTTGATCTTCAATAATGGTAACTGTGGTAGCACTAAAGTTCTCAAACAATGATGCTCTTATATCTGTACCTAAATCAGAGTCAAAAAACCTTTCAGTAGGTATCGTCTCAACTAAATTTCTCACTGATCTGACAATTGCACGTTCATTAAGCAGCACAGGAAGGTCTTTTGTCACTGGATGAGGTGAAAAAGACAAACTTATATCCTTAAATCTTCTTGATGTGCGTTGTGTCGCCATTAAATGGTACTTTTAGATTTATTTATACCCAATTGCTGACGTATTTATCCCAATTCTGGTTCTCCTGATCCAGCACCAGAGCCTTCTCCAATAATTAAGTCATCTAATGCCCTTTCTTTTGCTGTTTTCCAGAAATAATTCTCTTCTGAACCCAATCCATCACGATCATGACCGTTTTCAACCTGATAATACACTGTTGAAACCTTAAAATCGGGCACTTTTGGTATTTCTGGAGTAATACTGTTATCGTAAATTCTCATTCTGTTGTTTGGATAGAGACAAAACTGCCCATTATCAAGTTCTAATAGATTATGAGACTTGTGTTCGGCAGGTTGTTCACTGGTTGAGTAGTCAACAGCATCTACATCAGCATGATAATTGTCCAAAGTGCAAATATAAGTGCCTGTTTGATTTCCAAAGTCTCTTGTATACACTTCATAGTGCATTGAACCGATAAATTGCTTCTGAACTGCAACAAGTCCATAGTCCATACAGTTCCAAAACTGTAAATTATGCAGCGTCATATCAGGGTCAGGTAGTTCTGGAGACGATAAAAATGCCGAAATCGGTAATTTATCAAACATTGCAGCATATTCGGGCAAATAAGTCTCAAAATAGAAAGCACGACCAGGTATACTTTTAGCCGATACCCATACTCCTTTTACAAACTCACCATGACCACTCTTATGGTCGGTTAAGTATTCTTTTCTCACCCACACTTCATAAGAAGGTAGATTCGTAATTAAGGTTGACATTTAGCGACCTTGCCCCCGATATCTCTTGCGAGCCGAGTTACGAGAGGTCGCTGAATATTTAGAGTGCTTTCCTCTTCCTTGACGAGTTTTTTTCGGTTTTGTCTCTGTATCATATGTGGTTCCTAATAAACCAGTCTTTCTTGCCATTAATCTTCCTCCTTAATCGGTTCGTAAGTAAGTTCTTTTTCAATTTTTTCGCCAGTGACATATTGTTCAACTGCATAGTCTTCAAGTCGCTCAAATAACTCTGATTCTGAAACGTTCCAGAAGACGATTTTTCCTTTGCGAAGTATATTATACCTTGCCATTTCTAGATATTCCTAAGTAAGTGAATATAATTACTAAAATTACAATGTAAATCACTCCACTCATTCTATATAATCCTCATCTTTTCATGACCGACACGAATTCGTGGGTCGCACCAAATCTCAAAACCTGCTTCTTTTGCATCCAGACAGAATGATACGTCCTCACCGCACATATCTTGTACTTCTCCTGACTCAAAGATTTGCATCTTTGGAGCAAACCAAGGATAAGGCATGCCTTCGTGCTCAAATACACCTTTCTTGATTAATAACCAACCAAAACCAGTATAATCAACTGTAAATGGTTTCTTCCTCTTGCTAATACTATCTATTGTTTCATGATTCATGACTCCACCATTTGTTCTGAAATCATCTTCATCTAACCAGTGTGCAACTGATGTAGTCTTTCCATCCTCTGTACAATACCAACCTGCAACGAGTTCTCTTTCTTTCTCTGAATCAACCTTAAGTGTAAATCCTGTCTGCTCAACATCCTCTCCCTTTTCATTCTTCACGATTTGCTTGACTTCTTCTTTCGTAATTGCTTCTGCAGGGATTGCATTCAGTATTAACTGATAGAACTTCTCAACGTTGAATACAATATCTGAATCAATCCAGAGCTGATAATCATAATTGAGTTTACCATCCCAAGGTAACTGATTCGGTCCTCTTAATACATTTGCACCAAGACATTTGCATCTGGCAAAGTTTACCATTGATGAATAATCCTGTGATATCTGTATTGCTGCTCCTGCTTGTACTAAATCAAATGATAAAGATACAAAAGACTTGAGAAAATTATAACTCACTCCTCGACCTGGTAAGCAAAATACAATTGTCTTTCCTCTTATCAATTGCCTTGCTAAATTATAGTCCCACTCTGGTGCTTTTTGTTTTGCTACGGGTGACTTTGCTTTGACTGTAAATCCTTTCGCCATAATGTGTTGTAATTACAATTCTATTTTAACTCAATTTATCTATATTGTCAATAAGAGTGTTCATAATTTTTATCGGTAGGGGCTTCCGTAATTACTTCATATGAAATCCGTTCTCCAAAGTATGAACTGTATATTTTACTGTAGATGATATGAAATTCACTCTCTGTTAAATTCTTAAACAAACATTGTCCATCAAAGTAAATGTGATAGGTGTTCATTC